ATTGCCACAATTCACCAAAAACACCGCATGTGGTGGCACCTTGATTGACGCCGGCCGCAAAAACTTTTGTTTCCAAAGCGTATTGGTAGGCGGGTACGTCAGAAAATATTGCTAAACCGCCGCCAACACCTGCGCGTCCGCTTGCTTGTTCTGGTGATAAATCGTTCGCGGCATTTACTAATTCCAATACGTCTTCGGCTGCTGAACCAAAAATAAGTTCAGCCAATTCCGCGCGAGTCGCTTCGTTTTCTACAGCTCGCAATTTGTCGACAACAAAGTCGAGCCTTTCGCTTGCTGTTAGTCCTTCTAAATCTTCAAGGGTGATTTCAAGGATTTCATAAGGGTCGGCGTCATCGGGAAGTGTAACAGGAACGTTTGGGTTTGAAGCAGGCGGCGGCGAAAACCCTTCAAAAAAAACCCAGGTGCCGCTGGTCTGCATTTGGTGCGGGCCATAGCTGTCGCCTTTACCAATAAGATTGTGCTCAAAGGAAAAAAAATCGCGATTTTGATTCATCCAGTCGACGACTAATTCTATGTTGTCAAATCTTTCGTTTTGCGTTGCCGCACCAGGCGCGACGCGGTTGGCGTCGTAAATCGAAACAGGAGTGCAATCGCAAGAAAAACAATCTGGCATCACATTACTCCGATTGCCCACTTGTCATCGCCTTCTGTTCCTTCATGCCAAAGTAGACGCACTGGCCCGCATTTGACGCTGGCAAGTTGCGTCACGTCGTCGTATCGTGCTCGCGCAAAGCGGTGCTCATCATCAAAGATTTTTACTTTACAAGGAAAAACACCGCTGACGGCCATTGGCCCAACGGCACCGTCTGCGATTGGCCTGAGTGCAACTGCAAATGTAAATGCGTCTTGTTCTACCAAAACGTCGGGCACATCTCCGCCAAAAACAAACTGCGACGAAAACTGGCGAACCTCTTGGTCGCTGAAACTTTTGCCTGCAGGGCTTGGCAGCACACCCCGCAAAGCCAGCACACCGTAGATCGGCACTTGGCGGCCGCTGTAGTTTCTCACTCGCACCACGTTGACTCCGCGGGCGATCGCAGGCCCAGCTGCGGATCGCGACAGCTCGCGGTCAAGCACCAAATCGGCGGCGTCGGCCATGCGGTTCCACTGCGTCGCGGAAAACGCCGTCGATATGCTTTGGCCGGGCTCGACGCGGCCGTCATTGCGTGGCTCTGCCATTATTGATCGTTGCCTAAGCCAAGAGCAGAAAAATCGGTTCGCCGGTAGACCTGGTTGACGTAGACGAATTTTGGCCGACGAAGAAGGGTGTCGCTGGCCACGTCGTCTTCGTAGTAAATCCACATATAGTCGTGCCCGGCTTTTTCAATGTCTGTAATTTGGCCAACAGTCAGGGCTGGAGTGCTTTGGCCTGGGCCGGCGTTTGCTTCTGCCACAAATTTGTAAGACAAGCTCCACGGGCCGTTGCCGCGTTGTTCCTCGTCCCACTGCTGACTGCCGCTGCATCCGACAAACAGCACCTCTCCAGGCGAAAAAGTGCGAAAAACGCCAGCGTTTACCGTGCCTGTCAATGACGCCAAAATTCTAATGTATTCCGCCGTCACGTAAACGTTCGGCACGTCATACGTTTCGGTCCATTTCAGCGACGGCAGCACAATGTCAACGCCGTTAACTTTGTCGCCGTCAACGCCTATGGCGTTGTTCATGTTTGGCGCTGCCGGCTCGCCAATCCAAAATCTTGTTTCGGATTCGGCTTGAGTTATGTGCGTTGTGCCGCCGGTCGTATCGAAGTTTCGAGTGCGCTTTAGCGGCCTTGGGTTTGGATTCTGCGGGTCGTCCTCGCCTTGCGTCTTGTAGGTCGCCCGAACCCGAAACGCCTCATCACCGAGATACTCAAGCGAATACGTCTCGACCATCAAGACGTAGTCGCCGATCCTGTAAAAGCGATTTGTAGAAAAAAATGTGTTGGCGTAGGTGTGCACATCGGTGTCGCTTGACGTTCCAAAGGCGAGGTACGACACCTCAACGGTGCTTTCGGCTTTCCGTCCCTTGCGAGACACGCTTGCCGACCGGCTGCGGTCTTCTTCAAGCCATTGCTTAACTGCCATTAGGGTGCCACCCGTTCTTCGTCGATTTTTCGCGTGTTGCGGGCCGTTTCTTCGCTTGCGTCCGCGATGCGATCCATAACCGTCGAACCAAAGCCAAGGCCAGCGGCGGCCGCTGCCGAGAATGTGCCGGCGACTTCGCCCGACGGCGGCGGCGGTGCGGTGTCTACGTTGGCTTTGGCCTCGGCCTGTGCCTGCCGGTTGGCCATTCGCTCCTGCTCGCGGCGCCTGTCGTCAAGATCCGCGGTACGATTGTCAAGCTCCTCGTTGAGCCGAGCAATCGTTTCGGCCGACGCGCCTGCTTCCTCGAGGCGCTGAATTTCTTTGGCAAGCTCACGCAGCTCGTCGAGCGTGGTGGCTGCGGCGATCTGCGGCAGGAGATCGACCGCCTGGCGGTTGGCTCCAAGCCGGTTGCGGGTGGACTCCAGTTCGCCAACCGTGCTGTCAAGGTTTGCCTGACGCTGTGCGGCACGATCTTCGGTGCGTTGGGCTCGCAGGTCTTGAGCTTTTTGATTGCCTTCTATGCGTGCATCTTGACGCCGCTGCAAGTCAATGCTGCTTTCACGATTTTCACGCTCCGCTTTCGCTACCCGGCCACCAATGCCAGGATTCTCCAGCTCTCGCTTACGCTTCTTGGCGTCCATCTCGTTTTCGACCTTTTGGTTTTCTTTTTCAAGGTCGAAACCGCGAACAAAAAATGATTGCACATAATTCCAGCTTTGACGAACGCTTTTAACTAAAGAGTCCCATTTGTCCATTATTGAATTAACAAAGCTGTCGGTCACGCCACGAAGTACGGCAAACCCATAATTGAACGCGTTTTTTAAATTGATCCACAACGCGTCAATCGCGTTGAGCGTAAAGGTAGAAAAATTGCCCCACAGGTTTTGTATATCTTCAATAAACGGATCGGTGTACGACATGATCGCCATGATGCCGCGCTGCCACACCGCCTGCAGTCCCAGCCACGCCACCTGGGCGGCACCGGCAAAGTCACCAACCGCCAAAGCGTCGGAGATGCCGCCGAACGCCGTAGTCGCGGTGCTGTAGAGATCCGAAAACACCACGCGTGCGTCGGCGACCACCGTGCTAAATGCGTTGCCAATAGCGGCTCCGGCGCTGCTTGCCATGCCGCCAATGCCGTCAAGTGCTGATTTGGCTGCAGTGCCAAACCGCGAAAAATTGCCGGCTACGCTGAGCACCAAGGCTCCTGCGGCAGCGATTGCCGCGCCAATGGCCAAAACAGGAGCCAAGGCGACAGACCATGCCGCGGCAATTCCCAATCCTGCAGAAACGCTCGAAGCTAACGCCGACAGCGTGGACGCGATGTAGGTGCCCAGGCCGGCGACAGCACCAGCGACGAAGGCAGAGGCCGCAGGAAGGGCGCTTGTAAGCCAAGCGGCGGCAATTCCGGCCGCCGACGTGACACTGGCAGCAACAGCGGAAGCAGTCGATGCTACATAAACGGCAAGGCGTGCAATTGCTGAAGTAGAGAACGCCACTAATCCACGCAGCGCGTTTGAAACCCACGCTGCACCAATAGAAGCAGTGCTTGCGACCGTAACCGCAGCTGACGCTACAGATCGAGCAGCGTATACGGCAGTTGCGACCGTAGCCTGAGCCAGCCACGACACAATGCCGGCCGTGGCAACAGCGATGCCGCGAAGCGGTGCGATCACAAGGTTGGCGGCGTTGGCCAAGCCAGAAAACGAAAACGCCGCGGCCTGCAGCGTCAGGCCAAGGCCGGTCAATGCACCGCCTACCACAGCGATTGTGCCGCCAATTTTTAGGGCCGACCGGATAAAGTCGCCGTTTTGTTTTACGAAAAACGAAATGCGTCCCGCGACGACGGATAGCGTTTTAGAAAACTCGGTGAAGATCGGCGCGACGGCACTGCCAATCTGGATGATTATGGCACCAAACCCACGCTTAAGCGAGTTCATCGCGTCGGTGAGCGCCGCGGCCTTGTCTGCTGTTTCCTGGTCAAAGATCAGTCCCAGCCGCTCGGCCTCGCGCGTCAGCTCGGCCATGCCCGCCTCGCCGGCGTCGATCATCGGCAACAGTGCGGTGCCGGCTCGGCCGAAAATACGCTGAGCCAGTGCCGCACGCGTTGACGCGTCCTCGACGTTGCCGAGCGCCGCGACAAGCCGCATGAACTGGTCTTCCGGCGACATGCCTTGCAAATCGCCAAACGCCAAGCCAAGCATCCCGAGAGCGTCGGTGGCCGTCGACAGGCCCATTGATGCGTCCAAAATCGTGGACTGCATCCGCCGGATGCCTTTTTCTAGGCTGCCGAGATCGGTGCCGGATTGCTCGGCAACAAACGACAGCGCTGACAACGCCTCGGTCGAAAGACCTGTGCGAAGTGCCATTTTCTGAATGGCATCGCCGGCGGCGGCGAAGCGGCTAGCGGCACCAGCGAGCGAGCCAACGACAGCAGATCCCGCGGCTGTCAGCGCCGCACCGGCACGCGTCAGATTGCGGCCGAGCTGCGACACGTTTTTTTGGAGATTCTTGAGCGCCCGGTTAAACTCACGCGGGTCGGCACCAATCTCGACAAATGCCCTGCCAGCCCTGACGCCTCCTGCACTCATATTATTTCACCCCAAAAAGCCGCTTGATTTCTTCCGGCGTCGCGGGCCGACCGCTCTTGGGCTTCTTCGCAAACGGGTGAAAATCGTATGGGCTTTTGCTTGGCTTGTTTTTCCCGCGGTTGACGTTGTAGGTAAGGGCTAACAGGTTTGCGGTGTGCCACCAGTCCGCTTCGAGCCGCGCGTCCCTCGCGGCCGAGAGCTGTCGGAATGTCCATTCGCCTGGGTGGCATCCGATGATGCCTGCGGCTTCCCAGACGGCATCCCAGATAGTGCGGCGTCGGCGGTCACGGCCGCCATTTGCGTCGTCGCCTGTTGAATCTGCGCCACCGCGATCTCGTCGTACTTGCTGGCCATGAGGCTTACCAACTCGCGGTGGCGCTTTGGGAAAAAATCAATCAACTCCTCTTCGACGGCTGCGGCTGCCGCCTCGAGAGCGTCGCCACGCAGGCCGTCCAAAAACGCTTCGCGGGTAACGTTTTTCGCTTCGGCCTGCGATTCGCAGCAGGCCCACAGGATCTCGCCTATTTTGGTGTAGTTAAGCTTCAGAACGTTAAGGGTGTTACCCACCGCGGCGATGTCGGCTAGGTCGAGTGGCAGCGTCTTGATTTCGCCGGTTTCATCGTCCGCGACCTGGTGCGTCACCGTGTCGCGGATTTTCAACAGAGTGTTTACGGTCAGGGCAACCCTCCACGGCCGGCCCTCGTCGTCCCTAATTTCCCTCACAAATCACCTCAGTCCTGGGTAGGTAAGTTTTACGTTCACCGTCCACGAAATTACGCCGTCGAGCGGCATTGACTGCGTCACTCCTGTCACAATCGCATTAAACGAAAACCCGCCAGGAGAAATTGAAACAGAAATTTGCTCGCCTGTTTGCAAGTTTGAGATCAAACCCGTCGCGCCGTCGTCGATGAACTCGATCGTTGCACTGCCTGTGTAGCCTGCGGAATAACTGTATCGCTGCCGGTTAGCGTACAAGCCAAACTCCAGCTCGCTTACAGTTTCTTCCATCGTGACATCGCGGGCACCGGCGCTTACGCCACCGCACGTAACCGTCGCGGTCTTGCCCAGCAAAATTGCCACGTCGTTAGCCTTGGCGAAGCGTCACGGTGTACGTGACCGGGCCGTCTAGGTTGATGTTTTCTGACACGCTGACCACGCCGTAGCTGCCGTCGGTCAACTGCGATGTCAAATCAGACAACAGCCCACCGGGATCGTAGCACTCGATTTCCCAAGTCGACGACGGCAGGCCCACGTCAAACACGCGGTACGAAGCATTTCCCGAGCTGTCGTCGGTTCGGTTGGTAATGTCAATGACGTCGGTTTCGTCATTTTTGGTCGCGGAAATAATGTTGCCGCCAACGCTGGGCGCGCCACTTGCGGCTTTGCCAAGGGTAATTGCCATTTGCTACCTCATGCAGAAGCGGTGCTTGTTCCAGAAACGGTATAGGTGACGATGTCGTCGAGCGGCTGATTTTCCGTTACCGCCGTCACGACAAACAGTTGGCTGCCGCCGACAGTTGCGCCGCCAAGCGTAAATGTGCCGCCAACACTAACGCCCGGATCGTCGACGCACTCGACCTCGACGGTCAATTCAATGTGGCTTTTGCGGAACTTGCGTGCGGTGTCGCCAAGCGCGGTAACGTCAATTTCGTTTGCCGTCGCGTCGGCCGTAACGCTGCGAGCGTTTGAAACGCCGGTAATTGTGACATCTTTTCCGAGAGTAACTGCCATGTTTTGCTCCTGGGGGTGTGTCTGTATTTTATGGTGATGTTGGTCGCGGCTGGCAGTGGTTCATGGGCCCTGAACCATGTTTCGGAATTGCTGGGGCAGGGCGGGTATTGATTTTTCCAGACCTTGAGCCATGTAGCGGCCCGGCGGCGTTTTCGTGTTGATCCGACGCCAGACCTCGCCTTCGGTGCGGCTGTTTCGGTTCACGAGCATGACTACGCGGCCCTCCTGCGGCAGCTTGCGGCCGGCAAACTCGGTCACCGGCTCTGGCGAAACCAGCCGAAACTCGCGTGCCGCCTGGCCGCCAAACTCCTGCAGCGTGTTCACCTCGACAATCGAGCCTGACGGGCCGATCACCACCGATTGCCGCCGCATGTCTTTTCCGTA